AAAGACATTCTGGCACAAAATATTACCGATATCCCACTTCAGGCATTAGACTGGGGTGTAAGATACATCAACCAGTTCTTCCAGTGAATATCTTTGTCACAGATCCGTTCCCTGCCGAAAGTGCTATTTGTCTTCCTGACAAACACATTGTCAAGATGCCGCTTGAATGCTGCCAAATGCTTAGCATTATTGCTTCTCCCTGGTATCATGATTATGGGACTCTTCCCAAACAAGACGGCACTGCCTACAAGACAGAAAAGGGGGCATTCCGAAACCACCCATGTACCAAATGGGCGGCGGAAACGGTGGATAATGCCTATTGGCTCATCAAGTGGGGATTGAATTTGTGTCAAGAGTATACTCTACGCTATAATAAACAACACTCCTGTGAAGGGACACTAACTCATGCTTACTACCTTTTCCCCAAAGGTAAACTAACAGAAGTAACTCCATTCGCACGAGCAATGCCAGAGGAATACAAGTTTGATACTAGTATTTCTACATTTGACGCATACAAGATGTATATCGCATCCAAACCTTGGGTGAAAGACAACTATCTTCGTATGCCCCAACGCAAACCAGAATGGGTATGAAACTAATTGATAAGAAGGACTCTCGGTATTTTACTGAGACATCCAAAGAACCATACATTCGTCACCGATACAAGTTGGTGGATGCTCATGGTGACTTTGTAATTTTTGACAACTGGGAAGAAACCCAGATGTTGTGGTGGAATACTCCATCGCAGTTTTTGTCCCACATTGAGGTTTTAGATAATGAGTAACTTTATTTGGGTGGAGAAATATCGCCCGAAGACTATTGATGAATGTATTCTCCCTGACTCTGCCAAGCAGATGTTCAAGGAGTTTCTAAATAAGGGCGAGATCCCTAATATGCTTCTTGCTGGTCCGCCAGGTATTGGTAAGACCACGGTTGCCAAGGCTCTCTGTAATGAACTTGGAGCAGATGTTTATGTCATCAACGGATCCGACGAAGGTCGATTCTTGGATACTGTCCGAAACAATGCGAAGAACTTCGCTTCGACCGTATCACTTACGGCAGATGCTAAACACAAAGTCATCATCATTGATGAGGCAGATAACACGTCCAACGATGTACAACTCCTCCTACGGGCGTTTATTGAGGAGTTTGCTGGTAACTGCCGCTTCATCTTCACCTGCAACTACAAGAACAAGATCCTTGAACCCCTCCACAGTCGATGTGCAGTCGTTGACTTCTCCATCAAAGGAAAGGAGCGCCAAGGTATCGCAGCACAGTTCTTCAAGCGTATCCAGGAAATCTTGGATGCAGAAGGTGTTGAATATGATAACAAGGTCTTGGTAGAACTGATCAACAAACACTTCCCTGATTGGCGTCGTGTCTTGAATGAGTGTCAGCGTTATTCTGTTAGTGGAAAGATTGATGCTGGTATTCTTGCTACTTTCTCCGATGTTGCTGTAAATGACCTCATCAAAAACCTCAAAGAAAAAAACTTCCCCGAAGTTCGGAAGTGGGTGGTATCTAACATGGACAATGATACTACTGTACTTATGCGGCGTATTTACGATGCTTGTTATAGCGCCCTTGAAAACAATAGCGTTCCTGCTGCTGTGCTTGTGCTTGCTAAGTATCAATATCAGTCGGCATTCGTAGCAGATCAGGAGATCAATATGCTCGCTTGTCTAACTGAACTTATGGTAGAGTGTAACTTCAAATGATTATCAGGTTAGAAAATCCATTAACTAAAAATTACAAAAAAGTCAAAGAATATATACTTGGAGATAAATTTTCTTGGTATTGGAATGATATTAGCACTCCAAATATAAACATTGATGGTTATTGTAATTATGGATTTTTTAGCCATTGCCTTTTAAAGAGACCTGGTGAAGGAGGAATTTATTATTCAAATCCAACTTCGGAATATGTAAATGACATTCAGGCAGTTTTTATGGAAATTGCTAATGTTCATAACATAAATTTTCAGGTTATTCATAGGATGAATGTAAACTGCATGATTCCATCTTCAAATAGAAAATATGGGAATCCACATTTGGATCATTATTTTCCACACAAAAATTGTTTAATCTATCTGACAAATAGTGGTGGTAATGTCCGTGTTTTTGGTGATAATGAATTTGTTGATTATTCACCAGAAGAGGATGATATAATAATATTTGAAGGAAAACATTGTCCACAACCTCCGGAAAAAGACAGGAGAGTTTGTATCGTAGTAACTTATTCCTGATTATGAAAAACAAAAGTCATCAAGTGAAGTCCAGAATGTATTATTACTTCTGGGGAGTTTGTACAGTTACCGTAGTTATGGGTCAACTTTATGTCGGTGCTGGGTATCGTGTTATGGCGGAGAGTGTAAATCTTCTCACTCATACTTTGGTTGGGGAACTTGTAGGAGGACCTAAAAATGGGACTATTGATTATCGATAAAACTAAACTGGTAGAACCAAAAGTGAAGACTACACCAGAACTTGTTGAGCAGGCAAATATGGCACTGTTTCGTGCTAAAATGACTTTACCTGCTGCTGCAAAACATTGCGGCATGACTCAGAAAGAAATGAAGATGACTTTCTGGGAGTTTTTGAAGTATCACCCCAAAGATTATGAAATCACTGAAAACACCACTGAGGTATCCAGGCGGCAAGAGTCGCGCATGTATTAAGATGGATCCATACTTCCCAGACTTGGGTGAGTATGATGAGTTCCGAGAACCATTCCTTGGTGGTGGTAGTGTTGCCATTCATATCACCAAGAAATATCCACATTTGAAGATCTGGGTCAATGACCTGTATGAACCTCTTGTCAACTTCTGGCAGCAACTCCAGATGTTTGGTCGTGAGATGAGAGATGAACTGCTACAACTGAAATATCGTCATGTTGATCCAACCAGCGCCAAATCCCTATTCCTTGACGCCAAAGCATATCTTGCAAGACCTTTGGACGACAGTGAAAGTTTCCAGCGTGCTGTTTCCTTCTATATTGTTAATAAGTGCTCTTTCTCAGGTCTTACTGAGTCCAGCTCCTTTTCCGCCCAAGCAAGCGACAACAACTTCTCCCTCCGTGGAATTGACAAACTGCCAGGTTATTCAGAAATAATCAAAAACTGGCGCATAAGTAACTACTCTTATGATTATCTTCTTACTGAGCAAGACAATACTTTTGTATATCTTGATCCTCCTTATGACATTAAGGATAACCTCTATGGTAAGAAAGGTTCGATGCACAAAGGATTCGATCACGATAAGTTTGCTGCTGACTGTTCTGCTTGTAAGTTGCCTCAGTTGGTGAGTTATAACTCCGATCAGTTAGTTAAAGATAGGTTTAAGAACTGGAATGCCGCTGAGTTTGACCTTACTTATACGATGAGGTCAGTTGGCGAATATATGCGAGAGCAAAAGAAACGTAAAGAACTACTGCTTTTTAATTATGGAATTGAAGGATTGGTTGAACAGCATCAATCAGACGAAAAAGAATCTGATTGATGAAGACCCTTCACTTGAAAAAGAATATCCTCCCTACATCATCAATCGTTGTTTCTCTGGGCATTTGGATGCCGTGCTATTTGCAAATGAGATGAATCAGTATCATTTTCTTCCAAAGAAGATGCAATATGATTTTATGCTAAATAGTCTGAGGAAAAAGAAGAGATTTTCTCCCTGGCTCCGAAAAGATACTATCAAAGACCTTGATTATGTCAAACGTTATTATGGTTATAGTAATGAAAAGGCAAAACAAGCTTTGAGGATTCTCACAGAAGAACAACTTAATTTTATTAAATCGAAATTTGAAACTGGAGGAAAAAAATGAGTGTGGTTCAAGAACCCGAAGTGAAGTGGTCGCCTGAACAAATGGTTGAAGTGGTTCTTAACGAACCCGATGACTTTTTGAAAGTGCGTGAAACTCTGACCCGTATCGGAGTCGCTTCAAGAAAAGAAAAGAAGATTTACCAGTCCTGCCATATTCTGCACAAGCAAGGAAGGTATTATCTGGTTCACTTTAAGGAACTGTTTGCCCTTGATGGCAAGCACGCAAACCTTACTGTGAATGATGTTCAACGTCGCAATCGTATTGCTCAGTTGCTTGCTGACTGGGGTCTTATTGGCATCGTAGATGTTACTAAGATTCAAGATATCGCTCCGCTGAATCAAATCAAAGTCCTTGCTTATAAAGATAAAGCAGACTGGATTTTGGAGACTAAGTATAATATTGGTGCGAAGAAGAAAAAAGTAGAAGTAACCGAATAAAGATAAATAAAGGAAGGCAAAAGACCTTCCTTTTTTAATGAGAAGAATATTACGACACGTTGGATATAAAGACTTTCAGAAGACTCGCCAGAAGCAGATTGGTGAGCAGAGAATTTTGTCTGAAAAAAAGAGAAGAGAAGAAATAAGAGAACAAAACGAGAAAGAAGAGATTTCTAAATTATCTGCACCACTCAAATCTAGTTGGAAGACCGAACTGTTTCCGGAAGAAGTTGGGGTAAGTGAAACTGTTGAAGTAGTGCATGAGAAAAAAACCAAACTAGCAGAGAAGTGGAAGTATAACTGGCGTGAAAGTCTAATAGAAAAACCAGAAGAAGAAATAGTAGAAACAGTATTTGAACCAAGATCATTCATAAAGAATATAAAAATAAGTGATAGCATTTTTGATACTTTCTCAAATGTTTCTAACTGGCGAGAAGAACTCATTGATGAGGGAATGTCATCGAAGGATTTCCCACATCTTTACGGATATGGAATTTCTATATTCGATGTTCCAATCACAAGTACAATTCAAAACCCAGTTCAAAGTACACTAGCACAAGATATTGTCAATGCTTCTGCTGATGCTACTGACTATGCTTTTGGTCCGCAGTTCCCTGGTTCATATGTAAACCAGGTTGGTGGAGTTGAGTCTCTATCAAAGGTTGATGCACAAGCAAGAGCAGGTCTTGGTGATTCTGATGATCCATTAAAAATTGATAATTATGCTGATCAAGATGGTCCAGAGTTGCCAACAGATCCATGGAATTCTGATCCAATAACAGTTACTGGTGAAGTA